TTGGATCTTCATCTTCAGGACTTGGAACCAGCTTCTCGCCGTTCTTAATACCTAAAACTTCAATCATCTGACGATGTAGGTTAGGTAAGTTGTAGATCTGAGGAGCTTGCTGCGCCATCTGCATCACAGCTTGGTACTGCATGATGCGCTGAGCCATCGTGGAACTATTAGGATCCGACACAGGTATAACATCCACCATGTCATAGTCTGCTTGCTTGGCCATCTTAGAGCCAGAAGCAGGATCGTACTCATACTCAGCCGGCGCATAGTCACGAATAATTGACTTGAGCAGTTTGAATTCCTGCTTCATTGAGTAGTGAACCCGCGCCTGCACAGCAGACATCGTTTTCAACTGACGCTCAAGCAAAGCTAAAGTAGTTCCTACAGGAGCGTTAGCACTCATATCACTGACGTTCATATCAGCAATAGATCCCAAACGACGACCCTCTTCAGTCACCTTATCTAATAACATAGACAAAACTTGTGATGGCTCCTTATAAGGAAGCATCATGATGTTGTCTTTAATAGATCCGCTAGGTACGTCTACATCCCTGAACTCGCCGGGAGCGATAGGCGTGTCGTCACCTTTAACTCGGAGTCCTCTAGACTTCAAGCCGCCGGGCAGATTACTTAATGTGCCAGCGTCAATGAGTTGTCTAATAAGAGAAGTGCCGGCCCGGGCATAGCCACCAATAAGATGTATGAAACCAAAGCCATAAGCACCAAAGCCGGGTACATAATCGTACTGAACAAAGTGCTGGCGCTTAAGTTTCTTCTCATCATCTTCAGACCAGTTCCTGTAAATAGACAGAATCTTATTAGTGCCAACATCAATCGTGATGATGTAAGGTAACGCAATACCATCTGGATCTTCATAACCCGGTAAATCATAGTCAACTTGAATCTCATAAATCTGGTAGCGGTCGTCATCAGTTACTGAGTAACCCTGCTCATCCGCTTTTTTCTTCTCCACATCTGTGTGTAAATTAGTAGGCTCACCAAGTTCTACATCACAGTAAAAACCTGCTACTTGTAGCTTTCTTAACTCATTCTTAGACTTACGCATGATGTGCGTAACTCTCTCTGCTGTTCTAGAATTACTAGAGCCGTAAGGAATAATCACATCCTCAGCCGGCACATAAACAGAAGTCTGACGGCCTAAACTTGGATCGTAGTAAACCTTCTTAAAGGCAGATCCAGCTAATCCCAAATTAAACAACATTCTCTCGTGCTCAGGACGATACTCAGGCATCTCTTCCGTGAGCTTGTAGTTCATGTCCTCTTGAACTCGCGCAGCCGCTTCAGTTTTAAGACGGTCAATTGCACCAATAATTTCCGTTTTGACTGGCCCCGCCGCAGGGAACGTTTCAATAATCGTTTCGCTTTGGAACCTAACCGCAGCTTCCGTAAGGATCGTAGAGAAAACTCCACAAGCGCCATTCCAAGGTTCAGTTCTTTCTTCATACTTCATCCCCAGAACATCTAATCCCTTGACATACATCTCTACCCAGTCTTTGCGAGATGTCACATCACTAGACACCTCTTCCACTAGATCAGAGCCAATCGTAGCCAAGACACTCTCATCTAAGAACTCAGCTAAGTTGTCGTCAAATTCATCTTCTCCCCCCGACGGCGGAGCTAGATCAATCTCAATCCCATCTATCTCAATCGTCATAGATTTGGGATCTTCGACCTCAATTTCAATTTCTGGGCCTTGTAAGGCATCTATGCCTAAAGGCATTTCGTATAAAGATTTTTCCATGAGAGCCTCAATAGTAAACGTGCTTCTTTCTGAAGCCGATTAGATCTTCACGCTCGTCTGTATCAAGCCGCAAAAATCCACCTTGTCTGAAACGAATCAGTGCTTGTACACAAGCGTCAACCAAGTCATCATGGTCAGCATTCGGAAACGCAGCCATCTGCTCGATCAACTCGTGCGCCCACCTCGTATCAGGTGCCCATACTTTACCCGACTTGAACAAATCAGTCACCGAATTTAATCGCACAAACTTATCATTTCCTCTAGACGGGGTGTATTCACTCACCACAATACCCATTCGTCTTAACTCAAAAATTAGTGGAGCACCTGCGGCCTTAGCCTCCACAACAAAAGCATCCGGCTCCCAATCTTTATAGTGCTCATAAGCTTTCTCCTTCAATTCAGGAAACTCCATCCTCTTCTGAAAAGCATCGAGCAAAATAATATTAATGTCCTCTGGGTTCTCGTTTAAGTGAAACACCCCAAGCGTCACGCAGGCGGAATAGTCTGATCTTTCATTCTTAGTAAAAGCAGTATCCCAACTCTGAATGATAAATTCACACCTAGGAGGATCTTCCTTCTCCCAAATATTCCACCACTCCCTCTTCACTAAAGCACCTTCTTCTCCCGTAGGAGTCTGTTGGTACTGAGCATTCCATTTACTAGGAGGAAGTTCATCCCTCAAAGCCGAGAGTTCCTCTAAGCTCCAAAATTCTGGCCATAGAGGGTTCCCACTGGGCATGATCGCAGGTAGTTCTATAACCTCCCACTCTTCCCCTTTATCCCTACTGGCTGCATCCTTAATGATCCTACCAGTCAGGTCTTTCTCCGACCAACGGGTCATCACTAAAACAATAGCCCCACCCGGCTGGAGTCGCTGTCTCGGCCCAGAGGTGTACCATTCATAAACTTTATCAAATACACCCGGATCACCCTGAGCTAAAGCAGCCTCTTGTTCAGAGTGAGGATCGTCAATAATCAAAAGATCCGCACCTTTTCCCGTAACAGTACCTTCTACGCCGATAGCAAAGTATTCTCCACCCCCATTAGTAGCCCACCTACCGGCAGCTTTAGAGTCTTGACGAAGCGCCACATTAGGAAAAATCTTTGCGTACTGCTCACTGTCCACTAAGTTACGAACCTTACGACCGAATCCAACCGCGAGGTCAGCCGTGTTAGAACATTGAATAACCTTCTTATTAGGGAACTTCCCAAGGAACCACGACGGCAACAGATAACTAGCAAATTCACTCTTAGTATGCCGAGGAGCCATATTGATGATTAACCGCTTAATCTTCCCATTCGCAATATCTTCAAACTTCTTAGCCATAAGAGAGTGGTGTCTACCTCCCACAAACCCCGGCCACATCGTCTTGATGTACTCCATAAAAGAAGCCTGCGCCCTCTCCCGCACTATCGCACTCTTATACTCCTCCACCTCAGCCAAGAACATATCCTTCTCGTTCTCAGGCAGACTATCAATTAACTGCTCTAGCTTCACTCTAAATTCCTGAAGTTTATATACACAGGTCTAATCGTCCTACCCTGTCTATCAACCTTCTTTATAACACCTATATTCACAAGCCGCTTAATTATTTTAGAAGTATTTGACATGCTCATCTTTCCCCTCTGATGGGCTATATCTCGTAGAGAGGGACTAAACCCGTACCTCTTCCACCACTCATCAATAATCAAAAATACTTCCTTCTGCACCGGGGTCATACCTACCTCCATACACTCATCAAACGTCTTGTCACTCTTTCGAGCCGTCATATTTTTGTTAATTTGAATTCTCATAGAAAATTGTTCTCATTTCTAGCTTGCAGAAATTTGTTCTCATTTCTAGAAAATTGTTCTCATTTCTACGTCTAGAAAATTGTTCTCATTTCTGCAAATTTATTTTATAGAAAATTGTTCTCATTTCTACCCGGGGGGTCTTCCCTAAATGAGTGGGTGGGTGCAGCGCCGGAAACATTTTCTGGGGGTGGGGGCTGGTTTAATTCTAGATCGGATATATCACCTGACGATTTGGGTGGAATAGTATGTATAGGATCTCGGGACTCCGCAACGTCGTTTGGGGGGGTCGGGGTAGGGTGGGTGTCGCCCGCAAGCTCGCGCAAAAGGGTGTCCGCCTCCACGAATGTGACATCCTCCGCGCCCGCGTTGAGCATCTCTCGTAGTTGCCCCATGATCTTGGCTTTGGTGTCCTCACTGGAACGGATGTGCCTGATCTCTTTGCGCTCAGTGAATGCCGAAACTTCCGTAACTGTGCCGAGTACCTTAGAGGCTTGGACTTTGGTTGCCTGTTTAGCGTCAGGGTCAATCAATACTTGGACGAGGGATTGAATTACCAACTCCCTCAAAGCAACGGGGGTGCGATGTTTCGATGCCTCTAAAGCCAGCTTGTAAGCCTCTACCTCAAGGGCTATTCGCGGGTCACTCGCCAGCTTGTAAGGCTCAGTCGTGATCGTCGCCCTTGTTGCGTCCTTCTTGTGGCTCTGCCGGTATGCGTCTGCCTTCGTCTTACCCATTGCTAGCCCCTTTGCAAATTCTTGTTGTTTCCCTGTTAACGCCTTGTGGGAAACGTTAAACAATTCTGTTACTGGCACTTGTTCTAGACCTTCCTTTATCTGCTTTCTTGTTAATGCTTTCATGTGTGTTCTCTCTCTCCTGTATTGGGGGAACGATAAGCAAAACTGCACCGCTTCGCTAGTTCCCGATTCGGGCGGATTGGAACAGAAATTTGTTCTCATTTCTAGCCCCTTTGTGCAGCTTGTTTTTGTAATGATTTTGTTTTCAATATGAAATCATGATTCACTGCAATTTTGAAACCAAAAGGATTACATAGGGAAAATACCTAGCGTTGATTTTAAAGGCTTTTTTGATACATGGCACGATTCTATTATGCTTATATAGTGTAAGGCACAACATTTCGTTACACTGCTTTACACCAAGTTACAAAGGACTGATAATGCAACACCATGACATCACTCAAGGACTCTTTATGAAAACCCCCAAAGTAGGCGACACAAAGACTATGCACATCTTCGGCAAGGTTCAGACTGTGACCATCCTTGCGGTTCACTCCTTCGGGACTATGGACGTTCAGTTGACCTCTGGCGACTGCTTCCGCGTCTCCGGTCTCTCATTCATCTAAACCACCAAAGGAAAAACCATGACGAACACACAACCCGATCACTGCCACTTTTTCGCGTCCTCCTTTTGCACCTACATCACAACCACCGAAAAGCGAGACCTCCGGCAACTTATGAAACACATGGATAAAGAGGGCTACGCCTATAACCTTTTTCTTGTGCCTGTACCGCATACCCAAGAGTATGAAATAAACCTGTTTCAGCCTCAAGTTGAGGGGACTCAGTGGCTAGGCTTCTTTGACAAGAAAAAACCGCGCTGAGTACTGCCTGAAGCCCTTGTGTGAGGGCTTTGGGGATTACTTACCAACTACAAAGGAGAGACCATGAGCAACTACATTGAAACAATTTATTTTGCCGTAAAAACGCTGATCTGCTTCGCAGGTTACGTCGCCTCAATTCTGATCGGGCAACCATCCGAGACCCTAGGGCTTGTCACTGCCCTGTCTGCCGGATCTTGCGCCCTGTTCGCCCTCATTCAAACCAACTGGGATTGACCATGTACACCGCACAAATTAACGCACATGGAAACGTCATTGTTTGTAAAGGCGATGACGTTCGCAATTCTTACCGCATTATTTTCACTGGCACTTATGCCGAATGTATGCGCCTCAAATTTGAAACCACCTAAAGGAAAAACCATGCTCAGATTTAGCAAAAAAAACCTCACCAACGAACTGTTAATGCAGATCGACAAGCTCGAACGCATTTGGGGTTTTGACCCTGACAACGGCACAAACCAACTCAAAGAAAACGAATTCGACCGCGCTATTGCTTATGGCGAATATCGGTGCTTGACTGATCTTTTTGAATCCATCCGCGACAACACTTTTTTAAACGTTTAAAAGGAGACCATCCGATGAAACTCGAAACCCTAGACACATGGCAAACCCAAGCGCGAGGCACGAACTCGCAAGAGTATGAGATTTATCTAGCCTGTGCCGACGACGGCAAGGGCGGGGATATTACCCGCAACGGAGAGCCACTTAAAACCTTTGAGGAATGGATTAACTCATGACTGCCATTGTCCTAGACACGCCCGAAAAGATCGCCCGCTACCGCCTTCTAGCCCTTCGGGGGGCTTTGCGCCTTGAGATCGCGGGAATGAAAAAGCGGGGTCAATCCGCTTATCAGATCCTCAAAAACGAGGGCTATACCGGCACACGCGCCCAAGTACTTGAGCAACTTCACAACCACCTAGAAGCAACCAAAGGAGAAACCATGACCGACAAGCCTAAAACAATGGCAGAACTTGAAGCCGAAAATTCTGACGGGTTTAGAAACCCCTCCAGGACTTCCGAGCAACAAGCCGAGATTGACAGACGCACAAAAGCCATGCGCGAGCATGACCGACTGCACACCGCCATTGAAAAAGACCAACCCGAAACCGATGAATAAAGGAGACCATCCGATGAACAAAGAACTTGCAAACCAAATCGCAAACGCCTACGACCAAACCTTGTATCACTCCAAGTTTTTAAAGACACCGAGAGATAACGCACAAGTCATGCTCAGAGGGCGCACCCACTACGTTGACGACGACACCTTGAGATTTTTCGGTTGTCTCATCAAATCTGCTCAGCCTTCAACCTTCGGTTTGTTCTATCTCATCACCGAATCGCTTAGCCTTCCAACTGGCGGGCGAGGCTTTAGAACTGTTCTCTTTGATCTTGGGGGACAAGTTGTCTACCGCCCCGAACTGGCAGAGATGCAGAACAAAACCGAAAAGGCAGAAAAGGCTTTTTATAAATGGTTTGAAACCTTCGACATTGAGACCTACTACCGCGACCAAATCCGAGAGAGGATTATCCGCACAACCCGCCAAGCCGTCAGGCTTGAGGATGCTTTGCTCGCTTTGAATGTTAAGGAGATCGCATGAACTACCCACCCGCTTACATCATCGACATGGGCTACAAATTCGAGAAAACAAAAAGCAGCAAAACCGCGAAAACTTACCGCGATTGGCTAGCCCAAGCCACCGCCAAAGACCCCGACAACCGATTGGAGATCGTCCGATTGTTTGAGATAGGTAGGGCAGAGGCACGATGACCGCCTGAAGCCCTTTTTGAGGGCTTTGGAGGGTACTTTTGCCCGCAAAGGAGAAAACTAAATGATGAAAGTTGATAAATACAACGTCAGGATTGTAAGAAAGGGCGACCGCTTCGGGCGCGACGATTGCCTGACCCATGACGACGACCGCCCAATGGTTGAATTCTACGATTCGAACCATCCGACCGACGACGGGCGAGGCGGGTTTGTGAGCCGTTATTACGTCGGGACGCTACTCGGGCATGAGGGTTTTTATGGGGGCGACCCTACGGGCGGATTGTGCCTTGACGGGGGTCAGCGCGACATCTACACAGTCAGCGATGAGGATATGAACACAGTTAGAACATACATTCAAGAGGCAACAAGATGAACACAAAAACTCACAAATCAATACACCGAGGATGGATTACAGAATCTCACGTTGAGATTAACGACACCATGCGCCTGAGAATCCTCACCATGAAACGATGGGGCGGGTCTCTTTGCACGACCGCCACAGTAGAGCATAAAGACGGAAATTATTTCTCATACGAGCCGTTTAAAGACTACGACAAAACAATCTTGAGCACACGCCCCGCCCGAGTAACTCAGCGCACAGTCGAGGAACAACACGCACAGGCTACAAAAAACCTTGACGTTATCCGCGACACCATCGACCACCATTATGCAACCCTGAATTGAGGAGACCATCCGATGGAAACCTACGATATAAATTTTACATACACGGCACAACACAACATCATTGTTGAGGCTGAATCAGAAGAACAAGCCAGAGAGATTGCACAAGAAAAATTCAACGCTAGTGAATCCAATTACGAACTTTGGGGTTCTTGGGAAATTGGATACATAGACGAATTAAAGGAGACCATCCGATGAAGTACGAAACGATCACAGTTAACGGCTACTGGGTAGACAGTAAAGAACCATTCAACGGCATGACTGTTGCCCTTGGTGAATGGGACGGCATAGAAGATGCAGAGGA